AGGGAAAATAACCAAAAGAAAGTTGATTGGTTGGCAACTTGTCAAAATTGGATTTTAAGAGATTTTAAAGAAGGAAAATTAATTGATAAAAATTATAAAATCAAACAACATGGAATTAACGGTGCAAAAACAGCCTACACAGACGGCACTACTCCTTTTGACAACTGGAGCAGAGGAAGTGGAGCTAAGTAGATATGAACGTAACCTAACAATTAAGGATTGTGTTTTGAGTAAGGAAAAACCACTTTATGTCGCTTGTTATGATTTAAAATCAGAAGAAAATATATTGAGACACATTTTTAAATTAACACAAAGGTTTTTAATGGTAAATTTCCCTGATTCAGTTATTGATTTAACAGCAACACAATTCTCGCAAGATATTATTTCACTACGTAGAGATTGGAATTTAGATGATATAGTAATGTTTTTTAAGTTTATAAGACAAAGACAGGATATTCCTGAATTAAAAACTTATGGCGGAAAAATAACAGCAATTAAGTTATTGGAATTTTCAAATTACTATGAAAATGAAAGATGCGAAATTAAAGAGCAATATTTAATAAATCAGAAAAACGTAAGAAATATTAAATATGAAAAAGATGAAATAGTAAATAATTTATTTAAGGCTACATTTGGAAAGGAATTGGCAGAAAAAATGGAACGTGAAAAAGAAAAAGAGCAAAATGATAAATTAGAAAGGGCAGTACAAACAAATCAATATCATAAAGAAAATGAATTTTGTATAAATTGGTTAAAACAACAAAAAGCTACTGACTTAGAAAAAACAACGTGGTATAATTTATTTACAATAAGATGAAAAATTACATTGAAAATATAGAACTTAAAAAGAAAGAGTTGGTTGATGCTGAAAATGAATTTAAGTATGCATTAAAGGTATTATGTACCCAAATTATAAGTAAGCATATTTATAACCGCAAGTTTAAAAAATGTATTTCTTATTGTTTGTACAAGAAATATAAAGGATATTTAAGGCAACAAGACATAGCAGATATTTTAGTAATAAATAGAACAGATGTTGTTATAGCAATAACAGATGTTGAACGTTGGTTAAAAATAAATAACTGTGAAGTGATAAAATCCTACACAGAAAATATTAACAGTTATATATAATTCTAACGGTAGGTTTTCAAACTTATAAATTATTTAAAAATGAAAAATAAAGGATATTTTGAAATAGGAATTATGAACCCTAAAATATAAATAGAATGACAAAAAGAGAGCGTTTAGAAGCAAAAAGGAAATCGAATTTTGATAAAATCGAAGACCTTAAAAAACAGAACATTGAATTAGCAAAAGAACTTTGCTTGTTGAGTGACGAGAAACAGTGGTTCACTGAAAAAGAAGAAGAACATGTAGTAAGCAAAAGGCCAAAAAAGACAGAAACTTTATTAGTTGGTAGGATTCATTGGAATGAGTTTTTTAAGGACGAAAGCTATCCTGATGATGAAAGTAAAGGGGTTTGGATTGAATACTCTCACGTAGTACGTGTTAATGGAGAATGGAGGTAGTGCTTGTGCATAACTCATTAATATATGCAATAAATTTATGGCAAATATGAAAAAGTGTGAAAACAAAGAGTGCAATATAGAGTTTATTCCAACACAACCAATGCAAAAAGTTTGTAGTTTTAATTGTGCTGTTGCTATTTCAAAAAAACAAACACAAAAAAATGAAGATAAAAAATGGAAAGAAGAAAAAAAGATTTTAAAAGAAAAAACGAAAAAACTATCTCAATACAAACAAGACCTACAAAATGAAATAAACAAAACTGCAAGGCTAATTGATTACGGTCAGGTTTGTATATCATGCCAAAAAGAGCCTAAGAAAATAAATGGATGCCATTTTCATTCAGTCGGTTCCACGCCCTCGTTAAGGTTTAACCTTTTAAATATTTATTTAGGATGTGAACATTGTAATAGTTTTAAGGGTGGGAATGTACATGGCTTTGACAATGGAATGATAAAAACGTTTGGTCGTGAATTTTGGGAGCAAATAAAGTTTGAATTACCAAAAAAATATACTATATTGCAGTTGAAAAAACATGAGATTATTGAAGCTATAAAAAAGGCAAGAGAGATAAACCGATATATAGCGAATGACAAAGAGGTGTTAAGCTCGGAGCAAAGAATAGAAATCAGACAGATATTAAATGAACAAATTGGAATTTATAAATAAATAAATATGAAATTACAAGTAACAGGAACTATTTTAAAGGTTGTAACCGAAACTGGAGTATCATCAAAAGGAAATGAATGGACTAAGCATAACGTAGTTATTGTGGACTCCGAAAACAAAGAATTACAGATAACATTCTTTGACAGTCAAGGGAATTTCAGTTATTTGCCTAAAAGTGAAGGTGAAACATTAATAGCAGAGTGTGAATTAACAAGTAGAGAGTACAAAGGTAAATACTACACACAAGTTAACGGGTTAGGCATTCTTAATAAAAAAGAATCAGTATATAAGGCAGTAGTACAAGGCAAGGAGTTAACAGCTGAATTTGATAGAAAAGTAATTGAAGACGATTTACCGTTTTAGTTTATGATTTCTCTTATACATCCAAGCAGAGGCAGACCATTTAAGGCAAAACAGTCTTATGAAAACTGGATAACAAAAAGTTCAAAAAAGATAGATATAGAGCATATTTTATCAGTTGACTTAGACGACAAAAAATTATTTCTGTATAAACGTTTATTTGCAGATTTACTTATAAATAATAGTAGTAATGTTGTGGAGGCTACTAATTCGGCAGCAAAAAAAGCAAAAGGGAATATTTTAATTTATATGTCCGATGATTTTGAATGTCCTGTTAATTGGGACTTATTAGTTTTGGATAAATTTAAAGAAGACAAACCAATGTTATTGAAAGTAGATGACAAACTACAACCGTTTAACGTTGATGTTGTAACAATTCCAATTATAAACAGACAACTTTATAATAAATTAGGTTATTTTCTTAATCCACTTTACAAGTCTATGTACTCTGACCAAGATTTATATTGGGTTTGTTTTAATAATGGTTGGTTAGAATTATGTCCTGAATTAATATTTAGACACAATCATTGGGCAAATAGAAAATCACGTAAAGATGAAACGTATATTCATACCGATTCATTTTCTGCTGAAGGTAAAAAGATATACGAACAAAGAAAATCACAAAACTTTACTATATGAAACTTTCTATTCTTGTACCAACTATAAATAAACGTTTAGAACTGCTAAAGTCACTTTTAAATGAATTTGAGAAACAAATTGGAGGTGATTTGATTATTTCAAAAACTGAAAAGTTAAGAGTGATGACTTTTAATGATGTTGAAATACTGATTTATTCAGGAGATAGTGAAACGATTGGAAATAAAAGAAACTATTTAATGCAAAGTGCAAAAGGTGAATATCTTTGTTTTTTTGATGATGATGATATGCCTTCTGAAGATTATATAAAAGAACTTTTAAAAGGTATAGAATCAGTTGCTGATTGTATTTCATTGCGTGGTATTATGACAACAAATGGTTCTAATCCTGAAGTATTTGAACATAGTTTAAAGTATAAATCGTGGCGTACCACGAAAAATGAAATTAAGTATGAACGTTATCCAAACCACTTAAACTGTATAAAATCTAATATTGCAAAGCAGATTAAATTCCCTGAAATAAATCACGGTGAAGATTATGACTGGTCAAAAAAACTACATGAAAGTGGATTGTTAAAATCAGAATATTACACTGACAAAGTATTATATCACTACAAATTTGTAACTAATAAATGAAAATAAAATTACCAAATGTTACATTGATTTGTGTGGATTGTGTAAATCCTGAACTTGCATTGAAGGTGTTAAATCATTGTACAAAAGAGATTGAATTTGCAGATGTTAAGTTATTGACTCATTTAGATATTGAATCAGAATATACTGTTAAGATTAAACCATTAACGAGTTTAGTTATGTATTCAGTTTGGTGTTTGACGGAACTTTATAAGCATATAAATACGACTCATTTTTTAATGGTTCAGCGTGACGGGTTTATTTTAAATCCTAAAAACTTTAAAATGGAATGGTTAGAACTCGACTATGTTGCACCGTTATTTGTACAATTTGATAGTGTAGGGAGTGGTGGTTTCTCATTCCGTTCAAAGCGAATAATGGAATATTCCGCACATATACTACCTAAGTGGAACGGTACAGAAAACCACGCCAATGAATTGCAGAAAGGACTCGGATATTATGAAGACGGCGTATTATGTTTAGATAAAAGATTTAAACATTTTAACTTTGCAAACAATCAACAAGGATGTGAATTTGGACAGGGTGGGAATAGGAATCCAAAGTATTTTAGAGAGTATCCTTTTGGCTTCCATAGAACGTGGCAGGAAATAGATTTTAATACTGGCGGAGTTAACAGTACGACAACAGAAAATACATTGAAAAATAGTTACGAATTAGAAATAAATAGCTTATGATATACTTAGAAAAAACAGATATTTATGCAACATTAACAACGTGGATTTATTGCCACTTTTGGATGATGTGGGCAGCCGAACAGAATCGTGAAGATGTTTATATAAATTGGGAAAAGGGTAAATGTCTTATTGATTTATCGGATAATGAAAAGTTTAATGAAATATCCAATATGTATAACTGGTATTTTATACAACCTAAGTTTTATTATAATAGTATAAACCAATTGCCATTAAGGACAGAAACAATGGTTTGGGAAACATGGCAAGATAAGTCACCTATTCCATTTATGGCGCAACCATTATCAGTTATAAAGGGTTACTATCAAGAAAATTTAATATTTAATGAATATATAAATCAAAGAGGTAAACAAATAGTAGATAAATACGGAATAGATTTCAGTAAAACAATTGGTATAACATGGCGTGGAACTGATAACGTGACAGATGGCAGACCTACGATGCCAATAGAAGCCTATTACAAGTATATTGATATGGCATTAGAAGAAATACCTGATGCAAAGATTATGTGTACAGCAGAAGAAACTGAAATATTACAACCTTTACTTGACCGTTATCCACAGGCATTTAACATAGATGAGTTTTATAGTTCACCAAAAGGGAGTTTGCATAATCCTGAAAGAAACGCACTAAAGGACGGTAGAAGCGGATTTGAAAAAGGATTACAACCCGTGTTAATGGTCTGGTTATTTTCTAAATGTGCATGGTATATTAAAAACCGAAGTTCAACAGGTGCGGTTGCAAGTTGGTTAAGTGACGGTAAAATAGTATGCTTAGGACATCCTGAAAACTTAGGATATGATAAAATGGATGATTTAGTAGAAATTAACGGTAAAAGATTCCCGATATGAATAGTTTAAAAGAAATATACAATAAACTTTGTAAACAAGGATATGAAACAGATAAGGGTTCGATTCATTCTTACATAGATGTTTATGAAGAAATATTAAAGCCATATTGTGAAAGAGCTAAAAATGTACTTGAAATAGGTGTATTTAAAGGTAACTCATTAAGAATGTGGACTAAATATTTTAGCGGAACTGTTTACGGTGTAGATTGTGATATTAAGCCTCATGGCGGTATGGCGGATTTAACAGATATGGTAAATTCAGAACAATGGAATATAAAAATATTTGATGCTACAAATCCCGAATTAGTAAAAGAGAATTTCGGAGATATTAAATTTGATGTTATAATTGAAGATGCCGGGCATCATATTGAGCAACAAGTCGAACTATACAATATATACAAAGAATATTTATCAGAAAGCGGAATTTATATAATTGAAGACGTACAGGATATTGATGCTACAAAAAATATATTTGAAAACTTAGATAATTCAAAGAAAATTAGTATATTTGATTTAAGAAATAAAAAAGGTCGTTATGACGATGTTTTAATAATAATACAATAGTATGTATAGCCAAAATTTAGAAGAACAGTACATAACCGAATATTTTAAAGACAAAATAGGTAAATTTATTGACATTGGTGCATTTCATGTTTCGGCATTATCAAATACACGAAGATTAGTAGAATTAGGGTGGAGTGGTGTATTGGTTGAAGCAGATGAAAAAAACTATAAACCGATTGAAGATTTCTATAAAAGTTCTAATAAAATACAGGTATGCAATTTTGCAATCGGAGCTTCAAATGAAGATTTAGTATTTTATAGCTCAAACGGTGATGCGGTTTCTACATCTGACATAGAACACCGTGATAAATGGCAAAAGGGCGGTATTAATTACACAGAAACAATAGTTAAGCAAGTTCATGTATTAGATTTCTTAGAAGTGTTTGGTAAAAACATTGACTTTATCTCTATTGATACGGAAGCTACAAATATGGATATATTTAGACTTATTCCCGATTGGTTTTGGAGTCAATTAAGTATGCTATGCATAGAGCATGATAATGGAATAGCAGAAATACAGGCTAAGTTAGAACCTTTTGGATTTAAAACAAATTACATAAACGCTGAAAATATTATCTTAGCTAAATGAGTGAACTAACAGACATTATATTTGATTTATCTAAACAGTTCAAAATAAGAATAAGACCACGTAGTTTAGATGATTATAAGTTATTTGCAGATAAGATAAGAGCTGAATTAGAAAAAACCGTAAAAAATATCAACAAATGTCATAATTTATATGTATATTACTTTCTAAAAGAGAAATATCCATATTTAATTGATAAAGATATGGCGGATATTTTGGGAATTACAAAGTCAAATTATAGTCAGCGTTTCCCAAAATGGGATTTTGAGATAAAGACGTATGAAGATGTAAAGGCTAATATAGAAATGTTAAGAAATAAGATATGAAAACACCTACAGTAAAAATATCGAAACATGATGGAGGGAACGGAATAGTAAACTTTTACCTGAATAAGTATGCTTCAGAAATGTTTGACAGCAAAGAGATAGTAATAGATAAAGTAAATTTAAGGATAAGATACGCTACAATAGATGACAGGAAAACATATAAAATTGCATCAAACAATCACGACACAAAAGTATTTTATGCTAAAATGCCAAGTGCAGATGAAATATTAGGAACTTATGAGATTGAGGACGAGGGTAAATATTTTCAACTTTATAAAATAGAATTATGACAGCAAAAGATTTTACAAAATTTTGTAAATTAGCATCTGTAATAGATTATAAGCACGTTTACAGTAAGATAAAACCAACAGAAAGACAGATGCAATATGCACGACAGAAATTTATTAGCGTCGCATTTAGACAAAGAGAAAACAAATGGTATGAAATAGATTTTTATGGGAAAGCGTAAATATATAGAAACACCTGAAAAGATGTGGGAGTTATTCCTACAATATAAAGAATGGGTAAAATCAAATCCCATTAAAGTACACGATTTTGTTGGAAAAGATGCTGAAGAAGTTTATAGATTAAAAGAAAGACCATTAACAATAGACGGGTTTGAATGTTGGTGTTATGATAATGAAATCATAGGGGATTTAAGTCATTATTTCGCAAATACAGATAATAGGTACTCTGATTATTTAACTATCTGTTCACGTATTCGTAAAACAGTAAGAAATGACCAAATAGACGGAGGCATGGCAGGTATTTACAATCCGTCAATAACACAAAGACTTAACGGACTTACGGAAAAGACAGAAACAGAGGTTATCGTATCTGAAAAGGTAAAGGCAAAACTTCCAGACGGTACTGAATTAGAAATATGACAACAGTTGACCTTTCAAAGAATGAAAAGCAAAAAGAACTTTTTAACGAGGTTATGTATGCCATTCGTAACAAAGAAAACGATTTAGAATATAATAAATACTTCTTTTACGGTGGTGCAATTCGTGGTGGTAAAACATTCTGCATTCTTACTATCTTAACTATACTTTGTAAGATGTTTCCTAAGTCTAAATGGGTTGTAGTGCGTTCCGATATGCCTGCACTTACTACTACCACAATACCGTCAATCGAAAAGATACTCGGTACTTCACCTAATTGGAAATGGTCAAGAGATAAATCTAATTGTTTTGTAAGGCATAAAAACGGCAGTAAAATTATATTTAAAGGTGAAAATATTACTTCAGACCCTGAATTGAATGATTTTTTAGGTTTAGAGTGCAATGGTTTCTTTTTAGAGCAGATAGAGGAACTTAGCCAAAAGATGTGGTATCGTGCATTAGAACGTTCAGGTTCACATTATGTACAAAGGATGCCACCACCTTTTATATTTAGTTCGTTTAATCCTACTCAAACGTGGGTTAAAGATTTTATCTATGTTCCGTATCAAAAAGGCAACCTAAACACTCCTTTTTACTACATTAATGCAAGTCCAATAGATAATCCATTTGTAACTAACGACCAATGGTCGGCATGGGAAAACTTAGATGAACGTTCACGCAAGATAATGATTGAAGGCGACTGGACAAACTATGATACGGATGCTAAATTTGTCTACACATTCAAAGAAGAAAAACACGTTAAAGAAACTAAGTACAGACCTGAAGAGATAACCTATTTGTCTTTTGACTTTAACAGGAATCCATTTTGTTGTACGATTATTCAACAGTATGAAGGCGCTATACACGTTCCGATAGTAATTAAACTAAACAATGCCAACACTTATGAACTATGCGAGTATATACGTTTAAATTATCCTGCACCAATGTACTATGTAACAGGTGACTATTCAGGTCGCACACGTGGCACTTTAAATGAAGATAACTACCATAATTACGATATTATACAACAAAAACTAAATATACCGTCAAAGGATATGTATTTAGTGCCAAATCCGCCATTAAAGACAAATAGGGTGCTTGTTAACGCAGTATTAGAGCATTATCCTTGTTACTTTGACCCGATAGGTGCAAAGGAGTTAATATTTGATATGGTTCATGTTGAGATACTTCCAGACGGTACAATTAAGAAAAAAGACAGAAACGACCCTGAACAACAGGCGGACGCATTAGACACATTCAGGTACTGGCTAAATATATTTATGAGTGATTTTATTAGAAATATGTAATATTTTTTTATTAACTTTGTCTAAAATAGGTTAAAATGAGTTGTATTTGTACATGGAAAATAGAAGTGCCTTTGTGTACTGAAACTATAACAATAGAAACAGACTTATCAGATGGCAATTATAAATTAGTTATTAAAGATAAGTTCTCACAGTTATACACGAGTGATATTACTGTTTATGGAGGTTCATTTACTATTGATTTAACAGAATACACAGATGGTTTGTTTAATATTTATGGCAAATATTTAATTCAGGTTTTCGATGAATGTGATTTACAGATAATAGGGAATTGTGAAACTGAATACAAAGAAATAGAATTAACTTTTGTAAACGATACAACAACAGAAACGGATATAACAGTATGTTGCAACTAATAGAAATAAGTCTAATTTGTACAGGTATTCATGTTTGTTTTTGGGAGGGTATGATATTTGGATATTTAGGTGAAAGAATGCAACATTGGATATTTAAACCAGTTGCAATGTGTTTACCATGTATGGCATCTGTTTGGACTGTTTTATTGATGTGGCATATAGATATTAAGTCAATATTGATAGTATGCGGAATGAACACTATAATAGCATCTATGTTACAATTCTTTGATAACGCAAAGCTACCCGAAAATGACCATTGATGGATTTAGGCATTATAAAACGTGTAGATGTGGCGGTACATTGCAACATAGATACGAGAAAATAGAAGATTTATCTTGTAAGTATTGGATATATCCGACAAAACAACAAGTGAGAATATTTAAGAATAATAGAACGGTAGGAATGTATCCATTATCAAAATTAGAAGAAAAACTAAAAGAGCATGAAATTATTTAAAACGATAAAAGCAAAATTTAAAAACTTATTTAAGCGGTTTCCAAATGATATTCAATATCCGATTGAGTTTGCATTTGAAATTGAAGGAAGGTCTTTTTATCGTTTTAAAGACTATTTTAATATCCCTTATGAACGTGGTTTAAAAACTATCACATTCTATGAAGAAGCGAGAATGAAGATAACGTATGAGTATTTAGAACAACATACAAAAGCAGTTGAAAAAATACTTACATCTTCAAAGATTGACGTTTATAAGATTAACGAATTAAACAAGATATTAAAGGAAAGATTGACATGGTATTTTGATACTGAAATACTTTACAAATTAGCCTCAATAGTTTTTTTTGAGAAAGAAGAAAACCCGACAACATACGACTTTAAGCATAATATAGAAAAAATAGAGTTTTGGAAAAAACATAAAGATGTAACCGATTTTTTTTTGCAAACTCCTATGTTGGAGTTAATGCCATTTTTGAAAGAATTAGAAGCGAATTTCCAGACTTATTCGGAAATAACAAACGCATTGACCAAAGCGCATTCGGATTTGGTTTCTTCTATTCTGTCCGCAAAGTAGAGGCGGAAATAGCTGACCTTCAGCGAAATTTTGTTGGTGAAATATCCAAAATAAACAACAAAAATAAAACGATTTATCAGTTTTATTCAGATTTGGATTATCAACGCAGACAAAATTTAAAACAGAATGAAGTATCTAATAGAGTTAGTAGCGGACGCAAAAGGCATTGAGCCTGCAATTACGGCAATAGATGAACTTAACCAAGCGGAAAAGGAGTTAAAAGCTACCACAATTTCGGGAAATGCCGAGCAGAAAAAGATGATGGACGAATATGCTGCAAAAGCTAAATTAGGCAAAGCATCCATTGATAAATTAACGGAAGGTTATAAGCAGTTAGGAAAGGCGGCTACGGGTGCATTTGGTGGCGAAGCTATAAAGGGCGCTGCCAAACAGGCGGAATCGTTTAGAACGCAGTTAAGGGTTTCACGTGACGAACTTACAAGACTATTGCAGACAGGTAAGGCTACCACTTCAGAGATTTACAATATGGCACGTGGTGCAGGTCAATTAAAGGATTCTGTAAAGGATGCACAACAGGTTATTAGCGTACTTTCAAGTGATACGTTTAAATTTGATGCGGCATTACAAGGTTTACAAGTAGGTGCAGCAGGTTTTCAGGTATTAAGTGGTTCAGCTGCATTATTTGGAAGTGAAAGTGAAGACTTACAAAAGACTTTAGTGAAGTTGAATGCAGTAATGGCAATAACAAGCGGATTGCAGCAAATAGTTAATTTAGGACAAAAAGAATCAGCATTTAGGTTAGGGTTAAGCGTTGCAGCACAACGCGCATATACTGTTGTTGTTGGTGAAAGTGTAGGAATTACAAAAGCATTTAAGATAGCATTAGCAAGTACAGGAATAGGCGCATTAATTTTAGCAGTAGGTTATCTAATAGCAAACTTCGATAAATTGAAAACTTCAGGAGGTTTAGTCGGTCAGGCTATACGTGGAATTGGTGATGTTATTAATTTAACAATAGGATTATTTAAACAGCTTACAGACGTTTTAGGATTAACAGATTTTGCTTATTCAGAGTTTGCGGAAAGAACAGCTAAGAATAATGATATTATCTTAGAGAAAATGGAAAAACAACATAAGCGCAAACTTGCGTTAATGGAAATACAAGGTAAAGAAACTTTAGCAACTCAATTAAAATTTTTACAAGAGGAATTAAAGCAATCTCGAAAAAATAATGAATGGGATGATGCGCAGACAGAAATAGGCAAAGAAAGAATAGCAAAACAAACTGAATTAGAAGAAAGTATAATTATGTTAAAGGCTAAAATAGCACAGAAAGGAGTTGAAGCGCAAATGAAAATTGAAGAGGATGAGAAAAAAAGACGTGAAAAAATGATTGAAGATTATCGTGCTTCATTAAAAAGAAGACGAGAATTAGAAGCCGAAATAGAGAAAGCAAGAACAGATGAATTACAAAAACAAAACGAATTAAGATTAAAAAATAATAGAGATACTTATGAGAAAGATTTAGAATTATATAAAAAGTCTGTTATAAAAAGAAGACAATTGGAGGCTGAAATTGCAGCACAGGCAGAAGAATTTAGATTGGCAGAAAGTGAAAAAAGGAGACAAAAAAGAAGACAAGAAATCGAAGAAGAAATTGCAGCAGAAAAGGAAAAGTCAGAATCTATTTCTAATGCAGCTATTGAAATAGCACAGAAAACATCGGATGCAATATTTCAGATAGCAAATCAAAGGCGTAACGATGAATTTAACT